CCAGACTCTAAATTCCCTAATCCGTTGTTTGCACCATCGCCAACCACAGCACCAATTTTTGCCCATACTCTATCCTCTGCGTTGTCAGTGGTTGAAGTTACTAAAGTGCCATTTAAGAACTTTCTAGTATCAGGTGAAGTAAATTTTAACAATGCACCCGGTTTGGCATATTTTAAATTTGATGTTGCAAAACTGCCTAGCACTAATGGTCCGCCGGCTTTGAAATATCCAGTATTCGTATTAGTGGAAGTCGTTGTTGAATTCCAAGTTGTCGTAAGTGTGCTTACATCTTTTGTACCATATTTTAGATAATAAAAATGTCTTGCATAAGGTGTTTTTAATTTTCCTTCGACATTTGTATCAATTGTGGATTGTATATCACTTCGATTGTTAAAAGTAAATGTAAACTTTTGTGTTGATTCCTCTCTGTATAAAACTCCGTCTTCTGCAAATACACTTACGTTTGAATAAGCACCAGTTGGATCTAATATCTCTTTTGCTCTTGAAATACCAGAAGCGGATCTGTTTACAGATTTTACTTTGACAATATCTTGTGACGCCGATAACGGCACCACTTGATAGTCTTCTGCCGTAATCATTCTATTTTGTGAATAATATACTTGTCCTGCTTTGTCCTTGATCGAACTGTTTGATTCTGTAGTTGCCGCGTTGTATACTGCCGCTTGTAAACTCATTGTGATAGATAAAGTTTGCTGTGCACCATTGGCATCGATATACGGAACCGAAATTACAACATTTTGCATATCATTAGGTTGGATAGCGAACTTGGTGTTGTCGCTTGATCTGTAATAAACCTTAAACGATCCTAAAGGAAGATTAGAAAAGTTTCCGTCACCAAAAACTAAATCTATCTGGTCGTTTAATTTTGTAACAACATTATAAATGTCTCTTTCTGATTTTGCCAAAGAATTATATATAGCATTGTTGCCCGACAATGATGGAACTTTTGTCCACTGTTTTGTAAGTTGACCAAACTGGTCTAATTGATATAACCAAACATCAGTATTATTAATATTTGGAGTGTCTATTGAATAGATGTAATTTGTAATTGCAGAATCTACTGTAAATGATGTTTGTTGAATAGTCCCTTGTTTGAATAGAAAGAAAAACCCAGTGTTGTTCGAACTGTCTCCCGACCCGTCACTTCTGTAAGTGTATGTCAAACCTGTACCTTCTATAGGATTTGATTCATAAATCGTTTCTGAATCTTCGATCGTAGATGGTACTATTTCAAATCCTCTGCTTACTCCGCCAATGTTAGCACTAAAATTGAACATAGGTAAGTCTGCTTGGTTTGTACTTAAAGTATAAACTTCTGTGTTTATGCCGCCAACTTTTTTAGACTCTCTAGGATTTCCAAATAATTGTCCTGTTTGATTTGCCGCATTGAATATTGCGGTGAATTGTTCTCTATAATTTGAGTTGGCAGAATCATTCCAAATTATTGTGTTGTTTGCAAGATTAGTTCCAGAAGAATCTAAAACATCTTGTGTTGTAGAAATTGAACTAACCTTTAGTAAACCAGTCGCTGGTAAGTTCCTTCTTGCATTGTAATTGATTAATCTTGCTAATCTTAAAATTGAATTTCTTCTTTCTGCTGTTTCTAAAAAGTTTTCTCTAGCATTCAAATCAATTCTAAATGATAAAGCCTGAGCAATATAGGCAATCAAATCTAAAAGGGCAACATATTCAGAACTTTCAACATAATCATTAAAATCGTCTGGATAATTTTCCTTTAGATAATTGACCATTGTTCTACGAAGTGTTTCGAAATCGTAGGATTTAAAGTCTGCTTGTTGGAAAGATTGGTAAATTTTTTTCCAATCTTCTGCAACTAATAATCTATTTTGTCTATCTGTTGTGGCCATAATACTTTATAAATGATATTTATAGTATTAATTATGTGCGTACTTTAAGATAGGCGTAACAACGAGTTTTCATCGAAGTTGAATGATAGTTTTTCAGTGATGTTAAGTGGTACAAACGTGATAGATGCCTCTATTGCTATTCCTTTATCCGCTTCTCTGACCGTGATATCATTTGTAGATAAACGTGGATCAGCATTTAAATTGGCCGTTACATCTTCAATAATTGCATCTTTGAGTGCTTCTGTGAATGGTTCAAATATTGCATCGTAAATTATTGTGCCAAACTCTGGGTTTTCTACACGTTCTCCCTTACGCACTGATAAACGGTTTATGAGATCCTGCTTGGCTACTTCGAAATCGTAAATTTTAAAATTACGTTGCTCTGCTCTTGATGAAAATCCTTTGAAAACTATCTCTCCGGATTGTGCGTTATTTGATGAATTTGAATCGTATGCCATTTGTAATATTTATTAGTTGTTTTCTTCGATAATTTTTGACTGTTCAGACGCACTGAGACTTGCATAATTATCTTGACGTACTTTAAGATCTTTGTAAAATTTGTCTTTTGCTTCACCTAAGTTTCCGCCAAACTCTCCATCTTTTGCATAAGTTTCTACTCCAAATTTTTCAAGGAGTTCATTACGCCTGTCATAAGATTCCTGTGTACCGCCATCCACGTTTAGTAAAGATTCAAGTTCCTCCCATTCGTTCAAGAAACGTCCTTTGTAGAATGGGTCATACTGATGATGTCCATTGAATTTATTTGGTCTAGCACCTCTGCTCCAAGGTTCGTGTGTGACGAACGCATATCCTGTTCCATCGGGCGTCGCTGATTTCTGTCTTTGTTTCACTGCCTTGAAATATTCTGCTTTTTTCTCTTTCATGTTTCCTACGCCATTCTGCTTATCCATAAAAGGTGTGACCACACCCAACTCTTTTATTAATTGTTGTGTTCTAAATCCTAAGTTAGATTGTATAATTTCCCCTTTGGAATTTTTCCCGTCGCCATTAGGACCTATCAATGCTTCTAGTTCCTCCCATGAATTGTCAAACTGTGTCCCTTTTATATCAGAGTTCTGTATACTTTGATAGTTGTCATTCAGTTGTCCAGAAAGATTTGGTTGCAAGTATCGTGGATCCACATTTTGAGTTTCTCCTGAAAATTTTCCTCTACCAATGCTGGTATCACGCACAGTAGTTCTGTTGTATAAAGTTTGCACTTGCCCTTCTATGATTGGTTCATTTGCTTCTATGTCAATTTCTCCATCCTTGGCAATAATTTGTATCTTGTCATGGTCAGGTTTCATCCATGACGGTCCCCATGTTTCACGTGCCGGCACAGAGTTGAAATGGACCTCAGATCCTGCTAGATCGATTCTGCCTTTTGCTCCGTGAAGTTGTGGCCCATCTGTGAATGACGTGATTCCATCTTTGGCATAATGCCTCACACTGCCTTTGTGAGATGCGTTCAATATTCCGGATTGGCCCATGGCATATATGTATTTTTCTGCATTCAATACAACGTCTTCTTCTGCTGTAAATTTTATTTTTTCTTTGGCGTGGAATTGTATGTTCTTGTCAGAGTGTAAATTAAAATCTCCTTCGGTCCTCAAATTAATTCCATCTTGTGCATAAATGCTCACTGTTCCAAAAGAGTCCATCTCGATGAATGCCTTTCCAGATCCATTGGCAATGTATACAACACCCTCTGTATCGTGCATCAACAACTGATGTCCCGATGCTGTTCTAATTCTTGTAAGTCTGTTTTCACCAGCCTCATCACCATCGTCCATTACGAAACTGTGTCCGATATCCCTATCCACCTGCAAAGGTGTTTGGTTCACACCGATGTTTAATTCTCTAGATTTTTCACTGATAGGTCCCGGCGTGTTCCAACCGAACACTCGGCTGGGTGTTTCCCTCCTTGCACTTGATGAGGTAGTTCCTCTGATTGTATCATCTATCAATCCTTGACTTTCTAATTGATCTGCTAGTTCGGTGTGTACAGGATACTCCCAATCATTCATTGTTAGGTTCGTTTCACCTTCGCCGTAACTTTTTTTATTTTTTTCCTGTACAGGCAAATAATTTGTGCCGTAATTTTTAAAGTTTGATCCGCCACCCCTCATCCTTTCTTGCTGGGTAAATTTGTTTGAATTATTGATGGTGTTTTCCGAGGCTCCGTGTCCAGGTACCATCTGATTCGTTAATGGCTCTTGTATACAACCCAACCAAAAAGCATTTTTTTGGCCTTTTTCTCCTTTGGCAAATATCACCAACACGTTGGTGTCTATGTCAGGTGGAATTGACCACATACCATATGACCTTTGCTGTGGTCCTTCTGCGGAATCTTTTGTGTTTGATTTGAAAGGCTTGGCGCCGTAGAAAGGCGACAAGTATTGGCACCATATTATCTGTGATGCATTGATGTCATGTCCGTCAGTTCTAGACAGTTCAGGAATCACCACTCCCAGTCTTCCCATTCTAAGTGGATCTATTGTGTTTTTTACCACTGCTACATATGGTCCCGAATCATTAGAACTACCTTTTTGTGAAAAGTTTTTAAGGTTGTCCTGTGTGTCTGAAAATCCTCCGCCTATTTTATAACTCATACTTTAATTTATCCTATGTGTTTATATGTCGTTTAGGTCTCCTATTTGCTCGTCATAATTACCTTTTTTAGTTTTCTCTTGTAATTTTTTCACTTTATCCACGACTTTTTTCTGAAGTTTTGATGCCGCGGCTCCCATATCAACATTGTCTGTATATGAGTCCATATTACGCCATCTATCAGCATTCTTTTCTCCACCTAATGTTTTTGTAGGTTTGGCATTTTCTTCCTTGTAATTTTTGGAAATGTGTTGCTCTATTACCTGTGCGGCACTTCCTTGCTGTTGATTCAATCTAACACAATACAATGTTTGTAAAAATTGCCCTTGTTGGAATTTTGAATCAACTTTCGTAACTTGATATATTCCTTTGAATGTATTTTCGATACTGCCACCTGATCCATAATGATATTCATAAGCACCAGTAAACCTGTCCTCTAAATCATCAGGTGGTCTTACAAAATTTAATTGTATTAATGGTTGGAAATTTTCTGCATTAAAACTGCCATATTTTTTGCTTATAACTCCAGCACCTAGTCCGTCTGCTCTTTTAGATCTGTCTTCGTGAATGGTTATGAATTGATCCTGACAAATGAACGCAGGATCTCCCAATATTTCTAATTCTATTTTTATCATATCAATTTCAGGATTGGTGATATAATCATAAAACTGCTGTGATTTGTTAGATCCAGTATTCAATGTGTTCTTACCCATTTGATTGGTTGGTTCTATCCTTATTTCAGAATCTTCAGAACCAAAAATTTTGACAAGGTTTTCTTCGAAATCTTGGTACTTCCCGTTGGACTTGTGTTCCTCTTTGAATGGTCTAACATTCCTTAGGTAGTAAGCAGTCTTGTAATTGATACGTAAATTTTGGACATCAACGTTTTCGCCTGTGTAGATATAATTGTATTGCTTTCTAACCCATTTGGACCAATCCATAAAACCTAAACTCACGCCCGGTGGAAAGAATTTTAGACAGTGTATTTTTTTTGGTATCGCTTTGAATACTACCCTTTTTGGACTCACTTTTCTAACATTATCGATAATGTCAGGGTTTGGTGTGAACACTGTCACTTTTATTTCAAACCAAGGTATCCACTGATTGTCTTTTGCTTTTTCTCTGAATTCTTTACTGTTGTAAAATTTCGTTAGATCGTTATAAGATGTTTCTGCCGCTTTAGAGTCTGAAGTAGTGCCGGGTCTGACTACAGAACTTCTCGTCATTTGCAAATGCCAGTATTGCCAAAATCTATCCGCGATAGCAGAATATCCCTCGCCTGTCCTAATAGCGTCTTCAAAATATTTTACTAGACTTGTCTGTCCGTCTACCTGAGCATCAGCCAACTTTATTATAGGTGTGGTGTCGATTTTTGTTTTCTCACCTGCAACATAGTTGTTCCAAAATTTTGTGAAAAGG